TTTGTAGGACTTGATGCTGCTGTTTATGTAAATACTTTATGTAATGGTAAAGTTAAAGTAGTATTCTTAGCCGAAACATTAATGCGTGAAGAAGAATTACTAAAAGATATTAAGTTCTATAAGAAATGTTATCCTAATGCTGTAATTCCTAAAATAGAATTTGCTTGTTATCAATCTTCACATAAATGGAAAGATAAAGTTTATGACCTTGGAATATTTGATGAGGTGCATGAATGTTTTACCCCCAAATATTTAAATACTATTCTTAATAATACGTTTAAATCTATAATAGGTCTTACTGCAACAGCAGGTTCAGATACTTTATATGTACTTGATAAAGTTGAGATAAGTAAAGTTAAACTTATGGAAACATATTTACCTATATGTTTTAGATATGGTCTTGTAGATGCTGTTCGTGATGGTAATAGTAGAAAACTTAATATTCACATTATTCATCATAGACTTGATGCTTTTGAAAAGAATATTCAAGGAGGTACTATAGCTAAACCATTTATGCTTACTGAAGAAAAAGCTTATAAACACTTTGATAGTAAGTTTTGGGAAGGTATTTATATGAAACAAGATTTTATGATTAAAAGTTTTATGGCTAAAAGAGCTAAATTACTTTATTCATTACCTTCTAAATTTAGAGCAGCTAATCATATACTTGCTAAAATTAATGGTAGAACTCTTATATTTGCAAACGATTTAGATACCCTTAAAGAGCTTACAGATAATATTGTAAGGTCAGCTAGGGAAGGGGAGAATAAACCTCTTAGAGATAAGGAGAATGCTCGTATAAGAGAAAGATTTGAATCTGGTAAAAGTAGAACATTAGCTTCTTTCAAAGTATTACAGCAAGGTGCTAATATTAAAGGTGGTATTGATAATCTTATGATTGTCTCATATTACTCAGATATTGGAAAATTAGTGCAAAGAATAGGACGTTTAAGGCTTGATGGTAGTAAAGAAGGTAATGTTATCATATTTGTAACTATTGGAACTCAAGAAGAGAAATGGTTTAAGAAAATGATGGCAGGAATTGATACATCAGTATTCAATGTTAAAAAACATGCTGATGCAGAATCATTTATAGAAACATTAAAATGAGTGAAATACAAGATCTTAAAATAAGGTTTGGTAGTAAAGATGCTGAAAGTTGGTTAACATTTTGGATTTTTCATATAAATGATATTAATTGGGAAGAAATGAAAATTGGTATGATAAATTTTGAAGTAATATCTGTTAAAAATAAACCTAGAAATCAGATTAGTTATTATAGAACTAAAACTCAAAGAGTAGTTTTTATATCAGCAAATGAACCTTTTAAATAGAAAGAATGAAAGAAATACTTGAAGAATTTGTTGAGTGGTTAGATGAACATTCTGGAGAAGATGCTTTTTATGTTTTTGATGAAACAGATGAAGCTATTACTAGATTTTTAGATTATAAAACGGATGAAGAAAGAAGATGAAGAATGGGATGAGGATCTTTATCTCATATATAAACACATGACATAATGAATTATGAAAGTGCAAAAAGAATTCATGATATAACTCCTAATGAATTTCATTATCTTATTGAAATTAAAAATAATAGTCCTAATCCTAGATTAAGATTATTGTGTAATATAGTTTCTTTAAGAAGTAAAGGGTTGATAAATGATGCAGATGAAGTGTGTGGAGATAGTTTACTATTTGCACATGATGAAATTGTAGTAGTTGAGAAATTACCTATGGAAGAATTTTGTAATAAGTATTATGATTTATTTCCAACAGGTGTTAGAAGTGGTGGTTATCCTGTAAGAGATGGTTTACCTAATGTTATAAAGAAAATGATTCAGTTCCGTAAAGAATATCCTGATGTATCAGATGAAGATATTCTAAGTGCTACTGAAAAGTATGTAAGAGATAAAAAGAAAGAAGGATATGCTTTCATGAAACTTGCATCATTTTTGATTTATAAAGATAGGTCAAGTACTTTAATAGGTTTAATTGAAGAAAATAAAGAGGTAAAACCAAATGAGGGAAAGTCATGGGGAACAACACTTTGATAATCTTTTACAAAAAATAAAAGATAGACAAGAAAGAGCTATTTCTGGTAAATTAAATTGTATTCCATTACCTTTCGAAAGAACAAGAAGGTTTTTTCCCGGTATAGAAAAAAGTTGTATAACAATCGTAACAGCTAGTTCTGGAGTAGCTAAGTCTAAGTTTACTAGATTTCTTTATGTTTATCATGTGTATAAGTATATTAAAGAAAACCCTAATGCTGATATTAGAATAAAAATATTCTACTTTTCTTTAGAAGAAAGTAAAGAAAGATTTTTTCTTTCTCTTATTAGTAAATGGTTATATGATAATCATCGTCTTAGAATATCTATAAAACAATTATTAAGTATTGGTGAACAAGGTTGTCATCTTAATGATGAAATAATAGAACTTGTAACTAAAGCTAAAGAATATTTTATAGAATTTACCAATTATGTTACAGTAATCGAAGAGGTTCGGAATCCTACAGGATTTTATAAGATAATGCAAGAGTATCTTGAAAATAATGGTACTTGGACATTTAAAACTGTTATACGTGAAGGTAAAGAAATGACTATCAAAGATAGATATATACCTAATGATTCAGAATTATATGTAATAGGCATTGTTGACCATGTATCTTTAATGCAACCAGAAAAAGATAATGGAATAATGATGACTCTTCATCAAACAATAAATAAATGGTCTTCTGATTATTGTATAGGACTTCGTAATCAATATGGAGCTTCTATAATTAATGTACAACAACAAAGTGCGGATAGAAGCAACCTTTTGTATTATATCTCGTATATAATGTATGAGATACACACAAAAACAAACAGAAAAAGTTTTAGAATTATTCCAAAATGGTAATTTTAAAACATCAAAAGAAATAGGAGCATATATAAATGTTCCTGATTTTTTCGTAAGAAGAACTCTTAATAAAAATAATTTTTATTTTGGTCATTTTACCCCTTTTAAATCAAAAGATTCAATTTATATTAATTCAATAATGAATGATATAATTACAGGAAGTTTACTTGGTGATGGTTATTTATCAGAATGGGATAAAAGTGGCAGTGTTACAAATAAAAATAGTAAACTAGCATTAAAACATTCTATTAAACAAAAAGATTATATTTTATATAAACAAGAATTAATAAATTCTTGTAATATTAAAACATATTATCATGAGTTTGATAGATACCATAAAAAATGGGATCAAATACATAACTGTTGTTCTGTAGATACTATTCAAAATCAAAGTTTTAATAAATATAGAGATCTTTGGTATGAAGATAAAAAAATAGTACCAGAAGAAATAGAACTTACACCGTTAGCTCTTGCTATATGGTATATGGATGATGGTTCTATTGCTGGTAAATGTTCTTATTATTTACATACTCAATGTTTTGATGAAAATAGTTTAATGATTTTGAGAAATAAATTAAAAGATTTAAATATTGAAACATCTTTACATAAAAAACTAAAAGAAAAAAATCAATATATGATTTATATTAAAAAGAAATCTTTAAAAACTTTTAATTATCTTATATTACCTTTTGTTTGTTCAAGTATGAGGTACAAAATAGTGTCCGCCTAAAATTCCGTGAATTGCTGGAAACTCTGACCACCGAAAGGTGAAGACAATCAGCAGCCAAGGTTCTTAGAAATAAGTGTAAGGTTCAACGACTAACACAAGGAGTCTAAACAAGTAATGTTGTAGATGGTAAAGTGACACGAGCGCGGAACATAAATAAAATGGATTTATTTATGATGATATAGTCTGAGCTATATAAAAATATATAGAATCTAAAGATAAAGAGCTTTAGAGATAACAAAACTGAAAGAAAAGAAACAATTTACTATGAGAGGTGGTTCTATTGATGAAAAATTAGAACCTTCTTTAGATGGTCTTGCTGATTGTAAATTGACTGCTAGAGATGCTGATGTAGTAATAGGACTTTTTGCTCCTGATAGATACCAAATAGATAATTATGAAAATTATGATATTAGAGTATTCCAAGATTATTTTAGAATGTTATTATTTCTAAAAACAAGAGATGGAGAAGCTAATATGAGAACTGCATTATTTTTTGATGGTATGGTAGGTGATTTTAAAGAATTACCAAAAATGGATGATGCTTTAGGTATTAATAGATACTATGAGTATATTAGAAAAATAAAATAAATGGCTAGATTAAATGTTACTGATAGAAGACTATTAGTAGATGAAATCATTAAAAGACTTTCTATTGATCCAAAAAAGGAAAAACAGAAATTGTTTGAAAAGTATCTTAAAGATACTAAACAGAAAAAAAAGTATGATGAACTTGTAAAACAAGCAGAAGTTATTAAAGAACTTAATGAAAAGTATGCTGCTGAATGTAGATCACTTATATTTCCTGATGGTTATAATTTTTGGAAAGTAGATTCTTTATATAATTTTGAAAATAATGTAAAGAGTACATTTATAGTTAATAATACTCCTTCTGTAGCTGAAATAGAAACTAAAATTCTTCTCTCTGGAAGTGATGATCTTGCAGCTTTGATTGAAAGTATAGTGAACGAATATAAACAACAACAATGAGTAAAATAAAAACTATTTGTGTAGATACACTTACTGCTATTCAGAATGAAGAATTCATGAGAAATAGTAAGAAACCGGGTCATGATCAGTGGATGGATTATGGAAAAGACATCTATACATTTATGAGTGATATTCAAAATCTTGGTTTTGAAATTATACTTATACTTGGTGAACCGGGTACTGGTAAATCAAGTGGTATGAGAACTCTTGATAGTAAAACTAATATTTGGTATAATGCTGATAATAAAAATCCTGTATGGGAAGGTGGTAAAGTTGAATATGGTAAGAAGAATATTCCTACCAGATACCAAGTAGTACCACAATCTTATAAAGATATTATTGATCATATCAAAGGAGGAATTGCTGCTGGAGCTTTTGAAGAAGAAAGATTTGCTTTTATTACTGGGCATACTGAAACTTATAAAGTAGGTAATGATACTAAAGAAAGACTTAAAATTCTTGGTAAAGTAGGTACTAAAATGCAACTTGAAGGTAAAATGGAAACGGTACTTTATAGCCGTGTTGAAATGGAAGGAGGAAGCCCTAAATATATTCTTGAAACACAGAATAATGGTTTCAATACAGCAAGAAGTCCACAAAATCTATTTGAAGGAAAAATAGAAAATGATTATAAATTAATCATTGAAAAGTTAAATAATTATTAAAATGGAAGAACAAGAACGTAATACAATATCTGCAATGGTTACAGAACAAACTGTAAATTATCATAATACAACAGAAGAAATGGTAGCGGAAGATGAATTTAATGCAATGGTAGCTAATGGTGAAGTACTAATTGATAGTACTCCAGAACCAGTAGCACCTATCATTGAATCCCCAGTATATAAAATAAGTACTTTCCTTGATATGTTGTCTAGAGGTTATACTAGAACAACTAAAGAGAAAGCTTATGATGCTTCTATTGGTACTATACAAGATCATTTTAATCTTAGTAAGGAAGATATGAAGATTATATTTTCACATCCTTCATTGAAAGGAAAGAAAACAAAACAAGTAAGAAAGAGTACTCCTCTATTTACTTTAATTGATGATACTGTTACTGAAACAGTAGTGGAAGAAAATTACAATAATAATTAAGATTGAATGTTTAACGTAAGAAATAGTGAAGAACAAGTAGTAGGAACTGGTAAAGTTTTATTGACTGGTATCTCTAAAGTAACTCTTAAAGCTGTAGGAAGTGATCTTGCTACACTAACTGGAGAACTTGGATATGAGAATGCTAAAGAAGGTAAACCTGCTGCTGATATGTCTTCTGATGGTAATAGGAGAGTAAGAGTTGATTTTTGGCTTGAGCATGAAAAAGGTGGAATATGGAAAGAAAGTTTCTTTGTTGAAGAAGTAGCTCGTACTAATGCAGATAAAACCAAAACAGAATTTGTTAATGCTGTAAGTCAATTTGCTTTTGGTGATACTAGTGGTAATCCACCATCATATGAGTGGTATAATAGTACCGGAGTTCGTCCAGCTTATCGTGGAGAAACAGAATTAGTAAGTTTTATTCAAACATTTGCTAATTTGAAAACTGGTAAAGATGGTGATGTAATTTCTATTGATTTTGCTAAACTATTTGCTGGTGATCTTTCTGATTTTAAAGTGATGCAAAAGAATCTAGCTAAAAATGGTAATGCTCTACAAGTATTATTGACAGTACGTGAAGTAGCTGGAGATAATGGTGTTAACTATTATCAATCTATGTATCGTAAATGTTATGCAAGATTGTATGATAATGCTGCAATGAAAATTCAGAAACAACTTATTGACCCTTATGGAGCAGTAAAAGATACAGAAACTTATCAAGGTTCTTTGGAATTGAAAATGTTCTCACCAA